TGGTACAGGATACGCTTCTGCCCCAGAGATTAATATTCCTGTCATGATACGTCAAGTCTCTGCATCTGGTGCAGTAGAAACTGCTTTCGGTACAGCCACGACTGGCGCTGTTGGGCAAATCCTAACTGTTCAAATTATACTAGGCGGAACAGGATACACAGATGGTCCGGCTATTATAGTGCTTTCTTCTTGTTATGGTTATGCCGAAACTAATGAAAATGGAATTATCACTAATATCGATGTTTCTACTGGAAGATCAGGTAGTGGATTCGCTATTGCAAAGGCAGTTGTTATTGCAAACTCGATAACATCTGCAGTGATAAGACCTATTATATCGCCTTTCCGAGGTCATGGCGCTTCTCCAGAAAGGGAATTGTATGCTAGATATGCTCTTATGAATCTTAACTTTGCCTATAACGAAGGTCAAGATGACTTCACGGTTCAAAACGATTTTAGGCGCATCGTGTTACTTGATAGCCCTTTTATTTATGGGACTTCTACTCTTGCGACTGCGCGAACGCTTAATGCAAAAAATACATTAGTCATATCTGATATCTCTGGAACCTTTGACGAAGACGACATTATATACGGTCAGACTTCTGGAGCAATAGGGCTTAATGTAGATTTGATAAATGGTAATAAGATTAGATATATTCGAGACGAAACTCTTACAAACAATATCGATTTTCAAATTGAATCAATCAGTTCGGAGTCTGGAGCAACTGCAACAATTACACAAATTTTAAATCCAGAGGTTCAACCCTATTCGGGCGATATTTTGTTTATAAATAATAGGACACCAATTGATAGAACAAGCGAACAGATTGAAACCATTACGCTTGTACTTGAGTATTAACAGAGGAATATATGCCAATCAATTTTAATACCGCACCATACCACGATGACTTCAGCGAAGATAAGAAGTTCCTGAAGATTTTATTTCGTCCTGGGTATGCCGTACAGACTCGAGAGTTAAATCAGCTTCAGTCAATGCACCAGAAGCAGGTGGATCGTTTCGGTCAATCGATATTTAAAGAAGGCTCGATGGTGATCCCAGGTGGAACCTCGTTAAATACAAAACTTCAATATGTAAAAATGACTAGCAACATTTCATCTACACAAACTATTGCAGGATCTGATCAATCCGCCACTAGTATAACGGTCACTGATGCTAATATTGCTTCAATGATCGGTAAAGAAGTTACTGGTGAAGGTTCGGGCGTCAAGGGTATTGTTAAACATTATAAGTTGGCGACCAACACTGACCCTCTAACACTATTTGTTGAGTATGATACAACCGGTGATGACAATGTTACTCAGGTATTCAATGATGCTGAGACGCTATCGGTTATTATTTCTGAAACCAACTCTGAGAACTATACCACATATAGAATCAATACTGCAGTATCCGAATCGACTGGTGTTGGTTCAGCAGTAGAGATAGAGCGAGGCGTGTATTTTATTCGTAGTTACTTTGCTATTGTTGAAAAACAAAGTTTAATTCTTGAGGCATATTCATCAGAGCCATCATATCGAATTGGCTTGCATGTAAACGAAACATTAGTCACACCAGAACAAGATGAGACCTTAAACGATAATGCAAATGGGACATATAACTATGGTGCACCTGGGGCTCATCGTTATAAATTAGAACTCTTGCTAAAGAAATTACCACTAGGCTCAATCACCGATGAAACCTTTATCGAGTTGATGCAAACCGAAGAAGGCGCAAAGCAATCTCATGTCAATAAAACAGAATATTCGGAATTATCTCGAGAGCTTGCACGTCGTACCTTTGATGAATCTGGTGACTACACAGTAAGTTCTTTTAGAATGACTGCCAAAGAATCACGTAACAATGATCGTGGCGAATGGGTATCAGGCGCATCATATCTGATTGGCGATGTTATCACCTCTAACACTAAGACCTATGTTTCTACCATGTCAGGAACTTCTGGTTCTACCACGCCATCACACTTGATAGGCGATGCTTCAGACGGTGCCTTAACATGGACGTTCGATGAAAATCCAAAATACAATAATGGTCAATCATTAACTGGACTTGAGTCCCAAATCGTATTAGCAGCAGAGCCTGGCAAAGCCTATGTTCGTGGGTACGAGATCGAGAAACCTTCTACCACATTCATTACGGTAAATAAGGCTCGTGTATATAAGCAAATTAATGATGACCTAATCGCTACGACAATTGGTAGTTATATCATGACCCGTAATTTTGTCGGTGTTCCTGATTTTGTAACCTTCGTTTCGGTAAACCTAAAGAGTTCTACTGGAAGTTCTTTGGGTACTGCTAAGATTCGTAGTCTTGAGCGATTAGGAAATGAATACCGCCTATATGTGTTTGACATTGTTCTTAATGCCGATAAGACTTTTGAACGTGACGTAAAGACTATTGACAATGCAAGTTTCAGTTCACAGGTCGCTAACATTGTCAACGCAGATGCTCAGGGTAATGTATCAGTATCAGGAACGGCTATAACAGGTTCGGGTACTCGTTTCTCGCGAGATTTTATTGTCGGTGATTTTATCGATGTTGGTGGAAACTATTATCGTATTACTGTCATCACAAATGACAGTACCTTAACTATCTCAGCTTCGGGTACTGGTGCAACTAATGTCGCCTATAAAATTCATCGTTCTAAGGTAAACGATCCAACCCGAGCAATTTCGTTATTTCCTTTGGGTCGTGGTTTTATTAAAACTGTAAAGGATGAAACACCTTCTGTTGCTATTCCAGAAATGTCATATACGGTTATGCAGAAAGCTACAAAGACTACTGGTTCTGGCGTGACGTCTTTGACTATTTCATTATCTGAAGTATCAGGTCTTACTGGTGTTGGTTCTAGAATTGATCCTAATACAGAATTGACAGAAATTATAGTTTCGACTTCAGGTTCTGCATTTGTTGTCCCTGCTGGAATTAGCGTTTCTATAGATGATCAGTCCTTTACCATTACTGGATTAACAGCATCGACTACTTACACTGTATTCTTTCCTGTTATAAAAAATAGCTCAGTAACTGTAACTCCTAAGAAAAAGACTCCTGTACGTTATGCTACTTTTGATCTTACTACGACAACGGCAATTGAACAACGAAACATATCACTTGGTAAAGCTGACGTATATCGAGTCCGTAAAGTTATGATGTCGACCGCCACTGGTGCATTTAATGCTGCTGGTGCAGTAGATATTACTCAATACTTTCAATTAGATGACGGTCAACGCGATACTCATTATGACGTGTCTAAATTAATTCGTCGTCCAAACTTTGCAGTTCCTACTGGTTCGTTAAGAATTTACTTTGACTACTATCAACATTCTGAAGTTGGTGATTACTTTTGTATTGATTCGTATGAAAATGTTAGACGTGAAGACATTCCATTATATTCAACAATATATGGTGTTGTCTTTTTAGCGGACGTGATAGATTTTCGTCCTCGCATGGGCGATGATGGAGTTTCATTTACAAGTTCAGGTGGTGCATTGGCATTACCCCCAAAGCCTGGGACAACAACCGAAGTAGATTATACATATTATGTTCCTCGTATTGATAAAATATCTTTAAACCTCGAAGGCAATTTTATTGTAACCGAAGGCACTTCTGCAGATAATGCAGTTTCGCCTGAGACGCCAGATCTAACAATGCATTTAACAACTCTTAGCCTTGCCCCATATACCCTCAGCCCTAATTATGTAAATATTCAAAAAATTGATAACCGCAGGTTTACCATGCGTGACATTGGTAAACTCGAAAAGCGTATCGAAAATCTTGAGTACTACACTTCTCTGTCATTACTAGAACAACAGGCTTCATCTTTAAATGTACCTGATGAATTTGGTATCAATAGATTTAAGAACGGATTTATTGTAGATAACTTTGCTGGTCATACTACAGGTGATGTATTCTCTACGGACTACAAAGCGTCTATCGATATGGATGCTAAAGAGTTAAGACCAACATATGTGATGGATAACGTGAAGTTGATTGAACAGGCTCGATCTGATTCTGAACGCGCGATTCAGGGTTATCAAATAACGGGTGACTTGATTACTTTACCCTATACAGAAAATCAATTTATTGCTCAGACATATGCTTCTCGCCCAGAGAATATTAACCCATTTGCTATCTTTACCTTTATCGGTTCGGTAGACTTGAATCCTCCTTCTGATGAATGGATCGATACACAGCGTGTTCCAGAAATCATCAATGACGTAGAAGGCAATTTCTCTGCCGTCCGAGCCGCAGAGCAAAACTCAGGTGCGCTTGGTACTGTATGGAATGCATGGCAGACTCAATGGAGTGGGACTCAGGTAACGGGTAATACCTTATCTCGTGCGGCTGGTTGGTCTACAAATGACGTTGGTCTAGGTGTCGCAGGTTGGCAAAACCGTCAAACCTTCACAGGAGCCGAGGTTGCTCTTATTAATAGAACCGCAGGTGGTCGAGTTATCACTCGCGAGGTTATTGCTAATGCAAGTGGTCAAACTCGTACAGGTATCAATACCGAAGTTCGTGCAACATTCTCAAAAGAATTTGTGTCAGATAGAGTTATTTCTACTTCGCTTGTGCCTTTCATACGTTCACGAAAGGTAGTATTCTTGGCTCGTGGTTTAAAGTTACAAACTATTGTACATCCTTTCTTTGACCAGACTAATATTACTCAGTATATTACTCCTGCCTCTAGATTGACTTTCAAGGGTACTAATCCTCTAAATGTAGATGACATCGACAAGTTTGACTTTGAGTCTAATGTTGGGCAAGATAACGATGAACCATCAAGAAGGTTCAATGGTAATACTCAGACTTCATATAACAAAGGGGACGTAGTATTCGTTAAACGTCGCGGTACAGTTTCCTATGCAAGCCCTGCCACATCACCTGCCACTGCGGTATGTGTACTTCAGGAAGTTCAGCCTGGTGGAACAACTCGCTCAGTCTTGGTCGTAAACACTAAGGGCACATTCCTTGCAACTGATATTATTGGAGGATCGGTTTCTAGTTCAGAAGGTGAAGTTACTTTATGGGCTCCGACAGAAAAGGGGGATCATTTATTGACAAACTTTGGCGGTGACGTTGCTGGTGTGTTCGATATACCTAATGACAACTCGGTGCAATTCCAAACTGGAAATCGCGAATTTAAGTTGATTGACAATACTACTAATAACGATCTGATCGCAAAGACTCGAGCGTTTGGCAACTATCATGCAGAAGGCGTATTACAGACATGGCAGTCGACATATAGTTCTGTTCGTAATGGCCAGATAGTTCGTACTGTTGTAACAGATGATCGTACTGTCATTACAGACGAAAGAGTGGGTCGGGTTATTCGTGATACTGGTTGGTATGATCCTTTGGCTCAAACCTTCCTGGTACAAAACCGTGGTGGTGCATTCATTACGTCTATTGATGTATGGTTTGCATCGGTCGATCCAATTAAACCAGTAACATTACAGATTCGTGAAGTTGTAAATGGATACCCTGGGAAAACAATTCTACCATTCTCTAATGTCACACTTTACCCATATGAGTTACGTGATGAGAATCAACCAGCGGGTTATGGTTTATCGGCAAACACTATTGAATTAGACGGTAATGTATGGTTAGCGGCAAATAAGCCAAGTAAATTTTATATGAAGTCACCCGTCTTTGTTCAAGACGTCGGCGAATATTGTGTAGTCCTTTTATCTAACTCAAACAATTATAATGTATGGACTTCTGAGCTTGGCGGTATTGATATTACTACACCGACACCACGCCTGATCTCTGAGCAACCATATGCAGGTGTATTGTTTAAATCGCAAAATGCCTCTACATGGACTGCTCATCAGAATGAAGACTTAATGTTCAGGGTCAATACTGCTCAGTTCAATACTTCTGGTTCTGCCTTATTTGTTAACGCAAGAGTCGATAATGCATCATTGACTAACGATCCATTCTTTACTCGTGCAGGTTCTAAGCTCGTCAGAGTATTTCAACGTAATCATGGAATGTCTGTTGGGTCGAAGGTCACAATATCAGGCGTTGCGATAGCTATATATAATAATATTTCTTCTACTCAATTAAATACACAGCATACTGTTTTACATATTGAGCAAAACTCTTTTACTGTTCGCGTAATAAGTACGGCAGGTCAAACTGGTCGTACTGGTGGTTCTGGTATTGTGTCTGCTCGTAACGTTCAATTTGATACGGTACAACCCATGATTCAGTTACAGAAGTTTGCCGATACAACTCTTGACTTTTCTATCAAGACAATTTCTGGGTCTTCTATAAATGGATCACAGGTAGCAGGCAATCAAGATTCTTCGTTCAGTTCTATCATCGCTAATGATAATAATTATTTTGCTTCCCCTAGAATGATAGCATCGCCAGAAAATGAGACGCTATATCTTTCGGGTCAAAAGTCATTAGAATTTAAAGCAAACATGACGACATCGAACTCGTCAATATCACCTGTAATCGATACTGCTAGAACTTCACTTATCACAGTAAACAATCGTATTAATTCACCAACGTTTGCGTCAAATAATTTTATAGGTTTAACAGGAGACGGTGACTTTGACTTCTATGCTATCGTATCCTTAAATGAAGAAATTGCATTCAGTGGAAAAACTATTACGACAAATGACTCGGCAGTAAAGGCAATCTTTAAGTCACTACGAAATGGTAAGTACATAAACATAGTTGGTTCGGCTAATAATAATGGTAATCATCTTATTACAAATATATCCGAAGATGGCGGAACGGTAACAACCACTACATCATTCAATACTGCTTTGGCAGGTGCAACAATCACAATTAAGTTATATGATAACTATATTGATGAAATTGCGCTCGAGAGTTCTTCCTTGGCTAAATACCTTACTAGAAAGATTAATCTATCTGGTTCTGCCGCAGAGTCAAAGAACTTATCTATTAGATTCGCCGCAGATATCCCAGTAGGTGCAAGTATAGAAGTTTATTATAAGACATCGCAAGTTAGTTCAGGGATTCCTTTCAATGAAGTTCTTTGGAATTTCGTTGGTACCACAGTGACTAATAACCGAATGACAGATGCAGCATTTACAGTAAATGATATTCCTGCTTTCAATGCTGCGTCAATTAAACTTGTAATGAAGTCTTTCAACTCCTCAGCAATACCTAGAGCAAAGGATTTAATTGTTATTGCAACCGCCTAATATGGATTCTCTTGTAAAGGTGAAAGATGAAATCGGGTTGCATCGAGAAATGCAATCTGGTGCCATCGTGAATACTTCTTCTACAGACTATAATAAATACATTGAGCAACGTAATAAAATGAAACATCAACAAGAACGAATAAATAAACTAGAAGATGATGTTGCAGACTTAAGAAATTTAATTCAACAAATGGTAGCCAAAGCAATATGATAGAAGATAATATCAAAATAGAAGGTGTTGTTACGGTAGAGTTATTTGGCTCAGATCATGTTCTAAAATATTCTGATACTGTACATAATCTAGTTACCACTGCAGGTAAGAACTTCATTGTTCGTAAAATAAAGGGCGATGTCGAAGCGATCGAGTCGATTTCAATTGGCTCTGGCACTACTCCTGCAACTATAACTGATACTGCTATGGAAACTTTGTTGGCTCAGAACAATGTGTTGTTTACTTTTGTTGATACCGTGAATACTAATGTTCTTGTTAACACTACAACATTTGAAGAGGGCATCGGTACGGGTACAGTGAACGAGATTGGATTGTTTTCTGATTCGTCACCAAGGAAATTACTTTGTCGTACTGTTGTGCCGACACCATTTGTCAAATCACCCACGGACTACTTAAATGTTTCGTGGAAAATTAAAATCGGGTAAAAGATGGCAACAATTATAAAACGGTTAGTCAAAGGTACACCTCTTACGAATGCTGAAGGCGATGCTAACCTAGACGCATTTAATACAGAAAAACTAGAACGCAATGGGTCAATACCCATGACGGGTAATTTAACCACTTCTGGAATCGTACCAATAAGCGAAGCTAATGGTCTCAAAATCTTTAATGAGAATGACGAACTTGTCGCGACGTTTGGTGCAGGTAATACAAAAGATATTGTGGTTGAAGGTAATATAAACGTTGGTGGCGAGGCAAGCGGAGATCTTAATCTAAACGGTGGTGATATATCTGTACGAAATATATATCTTTCTGGTCAGATTATATCATCTCAGCTTGGTGCACAATATAAAGTATCAGGCGACGGTGAGACTTTTCAGGGTACTGGCGAAAATGTATCAAATAAACTTGTAGTCACATTGGATGTCATCTTACGATTGATTACTATAGAAGGCGCATTTGATTCTGGGCAAGAAATTGTAGGATCAGTATCTGCTACAACTGGAACGGTCACAAAGGTCTTGGGTAATGACATATACGTCAGATTAGATGATCCTGCTGAATCATTTACCATAGGGGAAACTATATCCTATGCATCAAATACTGGTGTGTTAAGTGTTGTCATAGATTCATCTACCTTTGAAATTGGCCATGAAGTAAAAATATTTGGCGCATCTGTCCCTGGGAGCCCTACTCCTATTATTACTCCTGCCTCATCGGCAGCTAAGATTGGCGCTGGTTCAGGGTTTACATATTACTATTGGATTGCGCAGTTTAACTTTAATGATGGTAGAATATCAAGTGCAACAAAAATAAGCACTGGCATTGTTCATAAAGTTGCGTCAGAGTTTAATGAGATTAATAATATTTCCTTGATATTAAATCGTACAAGCGCAAGTTATGGTATTGTGATATATAGAGCAACTCAAGATTCTATCGACCAATCAGTTCTTATTGATGTACTAGGTCCAGGGCAATTGGGCGGGTCTGCTTCTAATATATCATATATAGACTATGGTAGTTATTCTAATACAGAGTGGGCAGGTAAAGATGATTTTGGCAACTATACTGCCGATTCTGGTATCATACACTTCCCGTTATCTGCATCGGCAACACCTTTGAAAGGTTGGGTTACTGCTACAGTTGAAAGCATAGACAATACGGAGCAAGTAACATTTGATGCAGAATATGAAATGAACTCAGGTTCTTCATTAGAATTTGTACATATTAATACTACTGGTCTTCAGCAGTTTATAAATGACCAACGGGATTTAAATGTCAAGGAAGCAAACTTTTCTAATGGTGTCTATTATACATCTAAACTGAAAGTCCCTTCGAACTTTAAGATGACAGGCTCAGGCAAGCAAACCGTATTTAAACAAATCCCTTGGAATTTTGAATACTGGAATGATGCAGTTAACCCTAACGAAAAGGGTAATATATTTGTATCAGAAGAGTCGGCTCCATTTAGTGTTTCGTTTTCTAACTTGACTGCAGATGGTAACTTTACTAATAATGCAAGATATGCAGAAGCCAACGCAACATACCTAATTAATATATCAAATGGTGAGAATATTTCATTCTCTGATATTCAGGTCGTTAATTCTACTGGCGGTGGCATTCGTTCGTATCAGTGTGATTATCTTCGTCTTCAGAATTGTGAAATATTAAATGGTGGCGGTGTATCCTACTTGGGTAACGAGTTGTCTCCATTCTTTTCCGGTGGTTCTAGATACCTTACAGTAACGAATAACTTGTTTGAAAACTTTTTGAGTCCTGTTGATGTATCTGTGACTAATATCGGAACAGTAATTGGTAATACGGTTCACAACTGCGGATCGGGTCTATTGATATATGGTTCAGCTAATTTACTTTCATCGCCTAATTTATTGATGGGGCCTGATAATGAGTACCTGCCTTCACCTGATACAATGGACTCGGACTATAATGCCGTAAATATTTCACTCGATATCGGTGTGGATTATATCTCTGCGGCATATCTCTATATGGAACGTGGCCTTGTGTCGTACCTCGGTTCTGGTGATAGGAATAGTATTCCTGGGACTGCCGTAGAATTGACTGCCGACATTAGGATGTTGACAAAGTTAAATAATGATGAGCAACTTCCTGTTGACTATTCCGAAACATTGGGTGGTACGCGATTTATTAATTTCATATCTGCCGATACAGGTGACTATGGAAGAAACAATGGTTATTTCCAGTTCAAGATACTCGGTACTGATATTAACGAGATTCCTACTCTATCAGAGTTGATTACAGAGAATTCAGGAATACTTGTTGCAGGAGAGCAGATCATGGGCTTGGCATATCGAGTCATAGGTACAACTTATACAAATACTGATGTCGGTGAAAGAATCGCAATACAGGAATCTATATTTTCTGCAAGTGGCGGTGATAAGTTCATCACCATTACGTTGAGTGATCCTTCACAATATGCTACATTTGTTTCAGGCGATACAGTAAAAATATTTACTCATACATCTACACCAGATATAAATAGTACCGAGAGCGTCATTGTAGAAAAGATTGTATCTGGCTTGGCGCGCAAACTAAAAATTCAATTACCAGCAGAAGTTGATTTATCTGGTTCAGTAAATGGTGGTGTAACAGGTTATGTCGCTATCAGAAAATCATTCATACTTGCCAAAGGAAGAATTCATTAATGTCTAGTCTAACTAATGTAAACAATAATGCCGCAGTTGTTGTCGTAGGACGAACTGCGCCAGTACCTCCTGGTCAACAACCAGCAAGTAAATCGATTCCTGTTGTATTAGCAACTGATCAACCTCCTGTTCCAGTCATTGAACAAAACAAGATTGCTTCTGAAGTAGCATTATCTTTGTTGGGTATTCCACGTTCAGAAGTTGCACTTGGCATCTTTGCTGATGTGAATACCTATGACATCAATCCTTCTGAATGGTCTAGCAGTCCTGCAATTCGAGAGGATATTCTTGAAGCAGATGACATTGCGTATGATGAATTCGGTGGCGAACAAGGTTGGGGAATCAAACATATCACAGAAGAGTCTGGTGCTCTTGTTGAGGCTCCTGCTAATAAGGTAGCAATTCTTACATCGAAGCGATTCTTTCGTTATCAGCCAGGTCGTGTATCATCGGCCACATTTGGCATAAAGACTTCGATTATCCCTGGCGAGCCTTCCGATGTATATCGTAATCCTGCAATTCGCAAGTATGGAATTTTTGACAAGTTTGATGGTTATTTTTGGGAAACACGTGACACAGGCAAAGGCGACCAACTTGTCGTAGCCCGTCGTACTCAAGCAGTTATTACGTCTAATCCGATTACCTTTGGTTCGGCAATGGGACAGCAAATAGATGACTATGGTCAATCAGGCGAAGCACCCTCATCAACTAATGCAGAAGGGACTCCTGGTGATTTAGTTATCCTACGCGATAGTCTAGTCATGTCTCATGCCGCGATGTATGATCCTTCACTATTGTTAGAAGAAACAAATCATGCTGCTTCATCAATAGGTTTAAATGCAATAACATTGGCAGTTGCAGATGGTGAATTAGCCAATGGTCAATATGTATCTTATCACACAGATGAACCAACTGCAATTACTGGTCTGATAAAGACAAAGATTTATCGTGTCATTGAAAAGACTGCACCATCTGCTGGTAACTACACGGTCAAGTTGGCCGAGTTAGGTGATGACGGTCAGGGCAATACTCCTATTACACTTGGTACACTAACAGGAACTCATGTTATCCGTACACCTGTGCCATTTATATTCCCAGAAAATGGTGTCGAAGGCGCTCATGATATTATGTTCCCATTGCGTCGGTCGTTTGACATAGACAGAAATGTTTTAGAAACTCCTGTTGGATATATTGGGACCTCTAAGAGTGGTGATGAAACTGTATCACAGGCACTTGTTCGTATCTCAGAAGAGATTGATGTTGTTAATACAAGTTGGGCAAATTGGGTAGAGCAAAACGTCAAGCCAGAATTTTATCGTGTCTATGAATATCGTATTCCACGTTCGCGTTTCTCTGGCGACTTCCTAAATGGCACTCAGGATTCAACTGCACAGGAAGTATTATACTCTGACGTAGTGCGTACAGGTTCTGGCAATGATACGATTAAACTTCCTGGTGAAAACGTTATCTCTCCAGTAACCGACGGCAACATTACCTCTGATTCTATTTGGGACATTGACTTCACTAAAGTAATCATGCAGAAGATAGAATTCTCGTGGTACGGTGCGGTTGGTGCACTGTTCCTTGCCTATGTTCCTGTATCAAATGGCGAGGCTCGCTGGGTTCGTATTCATCATCTTCGTGCATCTAATCAACTCAAAGTATCTTCTTTGGGTAATGCCACCTTGCCTATTACATACGTTGTATATGGTGGTGGTTCAGAACAGCGATATGGTTATGAGAATGCATCAAGTTTTGGCAAAAGAATTCCTAATTCAGTCCCAGGATCTGGTTCATATTCACAATACATTACTAAGTATGGTGCATCATATTATATCGATGGTGGTGATCGAGGAACAGTTCGACTTTACAGTTATGCCTCCTCTGCTGCGACTGAAGTATATGGTTCAAAGTATCGTATAAAAGTTAATGCTTCAAATTCTCAGGATTTAGATCCTTATGTGAGTCTGATTGAAACTGCTCCATATGACGTCAACCCAGCTGTGTCGGATTTCTATATGAGTGGTACATTATTATCTGGCGATGTGGTCGACCGTGGTATTAAGGTTACATGGGTAGATATACCAAATAAAAGATTGTACCTTAACAAGACATTGAATTCTATTACTGGTGCTTCTGTTCGAATGGACATTCTGGTAGATCGCCCTCAGATTATCTATGGTCTTCAGACTAAGCGTGAAATTGTTTCATCACAGGGTAAGCGTGTTCGTAACCGTATTCAGGTATATCCTACTAGACTTGCAACTGGTGCAACAGGTACATCTACTGTATCTTTACAGTTACGCAAGAATCCTATTTTCCAGACCTTTGATTCATATTCTGGTACGCTGACCCTCACTGCAGCAACTGTACTAAAATCTGCAGGACAACTAACGGCATTGTCATTATCAGCAACTCCTACAATTGCAGATAGTAAGTCGGTATATGGTTGGTTCAGGGCATACTTTACATCAGATGTCGGCGAGTTTAAGTTTCCTGTACTCGGTATATTGAGACGCATCGGTTCGGCATATAACTTTACTGCTAAAGATGCATACTCTGAGGAAGTAAAGATTGTTGGTTCCTTTATGGTTGCAATCAACTATGATGAAGACGGTACAGTAATCAGTACGGATACAGGAACTCCTGAAGAGTTGTCAAGATTATCTTCTGTTCTGATTAACTCTGAATTGCGTACTCCAATCCCAGGGACTGGCACTCAGGTCACAACGTTTTATATTCCTCCTGGCGGCAATATCTTTGAACTAGATGCATACTTTGATTACAACAAAGATTACTTATCATATCCATTGACGAATGAAAATGATTTACTTTTCTTAACCTCTGCTTCAGTGGATCGTCAATATGATATAGATGGTAGCGGAGATCCTACGGGTTCGCCTGTCCTCAAATCATCAGTGTTAGCAAGTCTGACATGGGAAGAGCAATAATACGTTATGTATACAAAAATTGGGTTTGATAAGTTTCCAGTACCTTCTATTATTACGGAAGTTCAACTGTCTGATATTGTCACGGGTGAAAAACTCGTGGATCAGGCAGGGCTTCCACTTATCACAGATGCAGAAAGAATAATTTCTGAAATTGCTACCTCTAAGCATGCAACATCCGTAGTAACAGATCCTAATACAATCGAACCAGTTAGAGTTATCGAACAGTTCTCAGAGACATCTGAAACTGCTACGACTTTATTGGGTATTAACAGAGCAGAAACTCAATTAAGTTTATTTTCTGACGTATCTGTTCTTGGCTTTGATGAGTCATCATGGGAAACCTACAATTATGCATCTGGTTCTCGTTCATATGGTCCATGGGAATTTAGAACTGCTGTAGGATTTGGGCAACACTATAGTGCTCAGATGATAGAAGAAACTGAAGAGCAAGCAATTAAGTTAAGTGCATTTCCTGTTCCATATTCATACCCATTTGGCCCAGGTTGGGCAGATCTTGGTTATTACAATGAATTGTTATATCAACAATTTAAAAACTTTGTAGCATTAGGTAACATATTATATACGTTATTGCCAGGCCTATCGCAATATTTTCTTGATGGCGAAAAAGTATTCATTGGAAGCGATGAAGAAATTGAATTTATTGGTGTCACAGAAGCAGAAGGGTTTACACTAATTGATACATGGACAAGAACATGGGTTGACATTCGTTCCAACATATTTTTTGACCCTACTAACCCAGGCACAATTATTACTCCATTAATTATTAATGGACTGACTGGTAGCAATCCTTCTTTTGATGAGACACGCCCAGGATATTCTTCTGGAATTAGACGTCTTTCGTTTATGCAATCACGCAAAACATATCGGTATCAGCCTGGTCGTATATCAGGATTTACCTTTGGTGCTAGAATATCCTCGGACTCAGGATCTGCAGCAAACGTAATCGAATGGGGTATATCTAATCCGACGGATCAATATGTCTTTCAGGTACGTGGTGCAAACTTTTCAATTGTTCGTAGATCTACTGTTCCGCTTGATGCAGATGTTATCAGAGCAAATGGTCTTGAACCATCGGCGCAAATATTTCAGTCATCAGGTGATCCATTTAATCCACGCAATTATTATACACTAGTCATACCTCGTGATAACTTCAATGGTGATAAACTTAACGGCAATGGTCGTTCTGGTTATCTGTTGACGACTCCTAATGTTACGATGTACAAGATTGAGTTTGGTTGGTATGGCGCAATTGGCGCAAAGTTCTTTGTGTATATCCCTGTAGATAATGGAGAGGCTCGTTGGGTTCTGATTCATACTCTAGTCATAGAAAATAAACTAGGACAACCTTGTTTAGAAGACCCTTACTTTAGATTTAAATATCAAATTGATATTAATGAAAATGCTACTCTCCGTACACCGCAGTACATATACAAATATGGTGCATCATGCTATATTGATGGTGGAGATGAAGGCGCATTGACTCAGAATTCATTTGAGTCTGGACTGAAAGATATTAATTCAACCATCAGTAAACCATTAATAGGTCTGACATCAAAAACAGTATTATTAAATTCTGATGGTGTAGCAAAGCAAAATAAAAAAATTATATTTCCAAAGACAATATCGGCTACTGCATCTGAATTGACACAAGTAGATATAGTGACTTGTAAGGCATGCCCTGGCTTTGGTCATGTGTATAATCATGGTCTTGTTGCAGGAACAATCGGTCGTACATTTAATATATCATTAAATACATCGGCTCGTAATACGTTTTTTATTGTTCCTGCAAATCCATTAGATGTTCAACCATCAGAGTTGTTTACGGTTGCAGATATTGGTTCAAAGATAATTGCAGATGGATTGTATGGTGCTTATATCAAGTCGCTTGATTTGGAGACATCTCCAGGGTCTGGGCTGTTTGAAGAAGCAGTCATAGAAAGAATTGCAACATATGGGTACACAAAAGTTGCTGGTGGATTTCCTTCTACCGTATTTTCGTACACCGTAGGCGATGTTATCACAGTACCTTTTGGTGAAACTCAATACCCATATCAAGTTAGGTTGACTAACTATGATGCTATTGCTGCTTCGATCACTCCGCTGACTGGTTCCAAGATAGAAATACAATTTTTAAACCCAACGGTAAGCGATTCATTTGCGCATTTCGCAGAATTCTTGCTAGGTGTAACCGACAAGATGCCAGTTGAAGTTTTAGACTCAGGTGGCAATCCAGATATAAATTGGAAATATTCAGAATCAGATACACGAACAGCATTACCGCTCTCGGACATTTTATTTGGTGAGCGTATACCTTTTCGTGCAAGTCGTAATCGCAAGGGTATTGAAACTGGTGAACAAGGTCGTTATGAAGCTGGTTCTATAATTTCTGTTAGCGAAATTGATAATCGTATTCCTGCAATTACTGGTATATTACCAGGTCTATGTTCTACACTTACAGTTGAGTTAATAAATAAAATACAATTAAATGGCAAATTAGAATTAGGTAATCCTAAGACAGGCGAACCTGATGGCAATTATTATATTGTTCTTGAACCTAATGAGTCATTTCAATCAGATGCACTAATAAGTGGTGAAGTAGGATTGTATAATAGCAGTGTTTTTGTTGGCACAGGCATTACGTTTACCTCAGAACAGGATTCATATAATGTTGAAGAAGATACAATTTATTTTGCTCAGATAAGCGGTCAACTCCCAGGAAAGAATGACGGAGATGATATACAGATTGCATTGTCATCGTTACGCATATATGCCACCGAGGTGGATAAATCAAAGGTAATGAAGTTCAATCCATATCCGTTATACTTGGTTTGTTTTCTTCGTGACAAGTCTGCAGTCAATTCAATCTCTGTAAAAGAAACAATTGGCGACACGACTATTGTTTCATCACCAAAATGGCTCCTAAATAATAATATAGATAAATCACCACTCATAAGTAGCCCAGCAGAAGACGATTTTCCTCCTGTAAATTTTTTATCAAAAAACAGATTATCTGCAGTAGCAGTTGACGTAGAAGTTGGACAACAGTTAAGACCATACAGCGTAGTGAATTCGTTCTATGTTGGCGCAGGAGAAACAAAAATAATTGATATGTCAAATATATATGGTTCAGATCGTGAATCTATTACGCCTGACTTATTTAACAGAGAAGCAACCTTTGTTGTTGGTAAGACGATGGCAGTTTCTTCTGGTACTATACAAATAAGTATTAATACATCGGAACAATAAGATAAAACTATGGCATTTGAAACAAACGTATATTACGGATATAAGGCGTCTAATAACCTTTCCGATGTTATCGATAGAGAAAATGCTCTATTTAAAATAGGGTTGAATATTGGCGACCTTAATATCATACGTGGAGTTGCAGGTGAGTTAGGCGCAACACGCGATGATCTGGTTACACTGTCTGATTTAACCTTACCAATTTATAGAACTTTGGATAGATTTTTATCGGAGAGTTCACAATATGCAGATGTATTATCTAAGGCAGGCGGAACAGATAACTCACTTCAGGGTAATCTAGAGGTCAATGGACCAATTGGTGCCTCGGCCATTCGATATAATTATGTTAATACAGATACTGACCAAATTGCTTTTGCAGATATTTCTACATCTCGTGTATCGGCCTGGTCGTCTATTAGTCCAGCAGGTTCTTTTCCTTCTGAATCCGATCCAATATATTATGGTTCAGAAGTAAAGATATATGATGGCGGAACTGTTACGACAGACAAAATTCAGTGGGGAGAAAATGCAGTCCCTAAATTGTATACCGCAGAAGTACCTACTCATGCAATCACGACTACAATCAATGGGCAACAGGTTAAGTTATATGCCATGAAGTCTATTCCACTAAAATTTAGTGGATTTTTTAGAAACTTTAATAGCATTGTAGCAGTCACTCCAATAACTGGAATCAACATCAGTTGGCGTATTATTAATCAAGTGAATACATCAGATATTCAATCATATCCGAATAGAGGCACTAGATTAAATTATTTCAGCGTACAGTCTGCACCTCGTACAATTGAAATATATTACTCTCCAGATAATTTCACATCATTAACTCTTACTGGTGTAAATCTCCGTACTCTTCCGTTAGCTGAATTGCCAAATCTTACACAATTAAATATTTCATTTAATGATATACGAACTGTTCCTAATCTGAATATATTTTCGCCTAACCTTTTGACACTTAATATATTTCGTAACAATCTTTACTTGGCAGAAAGCGCCACGCTAAAGAAACTGAACTTAGGTGTGTTAAATCATTTTCCTACAAGTCTTACATCTATTAATATGTACGGCACGTTCTTTGGTTCGATACGCTGGGTCAATTTATCTGGTATAGAAGTTGCTCCAGCAAGTGTAGGCGCAGTATCTGTATTTAAGTATCGCTTTCCATCATTGGTTACGTTTAACGTAGGACGTGGTTCTAGTTCTAGTTCTAGGCCAATTTTTAATCCAGATTTATATGATCCTATGTGTCATTTACCACAGATGCCAGATACTTGTCAAAATTATTATGTAGGATATAATGACTTTAGAACAGTTCCTGCTACAGGACTAAAAGATTTACCTGAATTGCGAAATATTAATTTGACCAGTAATGGAAATTTAAGCGATGTAACATTTTCTATTGCCTCGACTAATATACAGACAGTCAATATCAGTGCTACAAATTTGCCCATGCCAGATTTAAGAAGCAGAACATTCTTAACGAGCTATAGGCATACTTATAACGCTAACACTAGCCCTTTTCATGTTAGTACTTCTTCTGATGTATCCTATAAGTTTTCTGGTTGTACTGCTCTTACTGGCATCAGTATATATGGCTCTAGGGTTGCTGGGTTTATACCGAAGTTCAAAAACAATCAATCATTGACTTCGTTCGATGCTTATGTTGCGCAATACATAACAGGCGGCAGACCAGATAACGGCGAGCATGGTTATGTAGATGGTACAACTTATGTCATGTACAAAGATACCTTTAATGATGCCAAGGACATATCATTTTTCCGAGTATTATCAAACAGTCTTTTGGTCGGAAAGGGATTTGAAGAAGATACATTTAAGAATTTAAAGAATCTTACCTATCTCTATTGGTATTCATATAATCGTACTGGCAACTCAGTTACCGACATTCTTTTACCAAACATATCAAGTTGCCCTGCATTGCGTTATTTTATAATGCCAGTAAACAAATTCCGTGGATCAATCCCTGCATTTACATCTAATCAAAGCATTGTGTATATTGATGTGTCTAGTAATGAACTCTCTGGTGGTGTGCCTTTCTTCAATAACAAGTTAGCATTGAATTACTTTTATGCAAATAATAATGCACTGACATCGTTTAATGGCTTTATAAACACACCTAATCTGTATCATGTTTATTTGTATAATAATCAGATAACAGGATCTATACCTACACTGTCGGAAGACTCGCCTAACATCGATAGACTATATCTTTATAATAATCAATTCACTGATTATACGAGTGGATCCTTTAAAGGTCTCCGAAGACTCAAATTCCTTGACGTATCAACTAACAACTTATCTGAGTCTAATTTAAATGCTATTATCGAAGACCTGTACGAAAATTATATACTTGCTCCTCGAAGTACAGTTAGTGTGAATCTTCGTGGTCAGTCAAATGCACTCGGATATAATCCTTCTGAAATTGGCACAAGTCGTGAACAAGAAATCTTTGAAAAAATAACATTCCTCCGTCAACGTGGTTGGCAAATTTCATGGTAACAAAAATATGGCATTAAGAAATTTAGGATATGATCAGGCAAGGAATCTTGCGGAATCTATAGATGACCGACAGGCTCTGAATAACCTTGGCGGCGGAAGTATTGCAGATGATATATCTATATTTAGAAACAATACAAATAACTTTTCTGAATTGGAATGGAGCTATGAGACACTTGGATCGTCAATAGTCGGAAACAAGTTTTTGTTCCCTACATCACTATTGGCAACATATACAAATAATGATTCTGTATATGTGAGCGGAACTTCTTTAGGCAGTCTTAGCTCTGATCAACTGTATTATGTTGTACAATATAATCCTAAGTCTGGCGCTAGATCAAATCAAATATCGTTTGGATTGTCTCTTACTGTAGACGGTAGCCTCGTTGCGCTAGGTTCTATTACAAGTCATTTAATATTTACACGTAATGACTTTGTCAATCAAAATAATATTATCAATATTGCAAGTCCGCAATCACGTAATACATTTTTTTTAACTCAAACTAATTTAGAATTAGAAGTTGACGCTACATATGGTGTAAATAATTATAATCAAGGGTTTAGTGCATTAGAAGAAAACCTTGATAGGTTTTCTTCTTTGAGCGCACAAAAATATACTAGTAATAAATCACTTGCTACATCAAATATAATTAATACACAAGGTTTTATTACTACGTCAGATCCGGCAGTTCATAATACTTCTCAAGTAAACCTGAACGAAGTTAATTCACCTGGTGTATACATAACTGATCCATTTTCTGATATATTTGAAATTAGTAAAACGAGAGCATATTCTAGCGATAATCAACCATGGGTACAAGGTGTAACATCGCTAGATACAAAGTCAAGTCAAGTCAACATTGGCGATCTTTATTTTGAAAATGATATAAAGTTTGACTCTATCGATGGATTTAATACAGAATCGGGTGCAGCATCTAGCTTTACCCATAAGATTCCTATTATCATTGATGGCGTAGAATATTTCATTCTACTTACACAATAATTTTACCAAGTATCTTGAATGTTGCACCAGCAAGATCTTTGATTGCAATTGTACGATCATAAGTATCTACTACTGAGGCAGACACTACAGTAACGGAATCTGCCTTGAGTGACTGAAACTTCAATTCACCTGTTCCTGTTATCGTAGGTTCAATTTTCATAGATGGTCTGCCTGATGTAGTAATCAGTCCTGTTGATGTTGCTGTAAACGGTGGAGATGTATCAATTGGTGGAAAACAAACTTCTTTTGAGTCTGTAGTGCCGCTTGGGGCAAATGTAATCAATTGTCCAGAAGGAATGTCATCTGCTATATTTGCAGAAAGAGTTATAATAAAATCACTGCCTGATGGTACAATGCTAACTACAGTAGTGCCTGTGGGTATGCGAGTTCCAAACTGAACAACTTGTCCTGCAATCAAATTTGTATCATCTTCAATAGTAAGCGTATTACTTCCTGCGTTACTTTGCACTGTTGTTACGTCCGAAAATACATTTGTACAGTAATCGGTCAATGAATTATTATAAAGACCTTTGGCACGATAAAACAGTGCAGTACCGTTGATAGCAGAACCAGATGATGCGGTGAATGCCTTAGAAGTTGTTACGCTAGATGCGCCCTTTGTCACAACTACATTATAGGTTGGCGAGCCATTTGATACAACAACATCACCTACAAGAATATTGTTTACTGTATTTGTAGAAAGCCCTGTTATGGTAGTTCCGCTATTCGACCATGTGGCAGACGATTCAAATGCGCCTAGACCACGATGATTGATGAATACCAGAGAAGTAGATGCAGTAGTAGCTGTTGTTTCACTACTAATGAATATTAATGAATTGATGTAGAGATCGGTTACCCGTGTTCCAGCATTTATTCCAGTACCAAATACAAAATTCCCTGGCTCGATGAGATCAGTCGTATCTGATACAGCAAGAGTCGTTGTCCCCGTCAAGAATGCTACCGTTGCAGTACGTCTAATTGCGCTTGATAGTGATACAGGTGGTGTATATGTAATATTAAGTTTGTTAAGAGAAACCACTGATTGATAATCGGAATATGCAGACACTCCGCCTACGATACCACCATATGACGGAATATGATTATCATAAAATGAATTGAATTCTCCATAATCTATGTCAGATGGAGATGGGTTTATATTATAATCTTCATCATATAAAAATTTATAGTTTAAAGTTCTATTTGCATCAGATAGTGTTCCAATGTTGAAAATAATAGTCTTTTGAGTTGCAGGCGATATGTCTTCGCCATTTGCATCATCTAGCCAAAATCTAATTTGTATAGGATATGCTTCACTAATGATTAAATCACCTAGAACTAAATTTACATTACTTGCTACTCCGCTTCCAATGTTATATGTAAAGTCAAATGTAGTTCCGCCAGCAAATCCGGCATCCAGCGGTTCCGATATGGTTATAACTCCTGTCAATAAATTAATTCCAGTGATAGTGATGGGATTACTTTCTGGATCACTGAATTGAGGTATTGCGTTATTGACAAGAATATCTCCAATCAAGAGATTTTTTACATTAGCAATATTTTGTAGTGTAATAGTGGTCACCGATGTAGAAGCAGCATCACATGCAAACGTATATACTACCTGAGACTTTCTGGCCAATAGTGTATCGGCTTCGCCAAATTCAACAGTAAAATATGAATTAGTACTGACTCTTAATACGTGAGGAACAGATTCTATAGGTTTAAAAAATCCTGTGTAAATTACTCCGCCATAATTGCTCTGAGTCAGCTGAAGTACATCGGCAGAAAGGTTTATATGACCATTTTCCCAAAAGACTTCTGTTTCTGCTGGAGCACCCGTAAAAATATTGTCTAGGTCTACTGCAATAGAATCGACTTGACTATCAGAATAGTATCTGCCAGTCAATCCGTTACCGCCAAATAACTGAGGTATTCCAGTTATATACTTTGATTGGTCAATACGATTTTTTAGCGTTATGACTGGTTTATATACTTCAGTGTCACCTTCTGAATTGACGACTCGAATGGCAGAGCCTGCGATGTTTGCAAAGTCTGCCTGAGTGATATCCTTTGAATCAATGTTCTTGATGACTTCAATGTCCGCAGAAACAAACGTTTCGCCTTCTTCTTGCACTAGTCCATTAAGCAAGTTTTCTAATGATTGTTTTGGGTCTATGATGTCAGAAAAGTTTAGGTCTCGTCTTAGACCCTTTTTGCTGAAGCTTCTGGTCATGAAGTTTTCTCTTATAAATAATGTTAGATTCAGTAGTTATTTATACTTTTTAAATTGTAAAAAGTATAAATACTAATATAACAATTAACCGCAGGAATTCACTTCAATGGCGTCATATGCTAATATTAGCGCAGATCAGGGTGCGGATTTTCAGACTATCTTAGAGTTAGAAGATGCTAATGGCGACCCTTTAGATTTAACCGAATACAATTTATATGGTCAAATTAGACGTACATACAAATCAGCAAATGCAGTCGATTTTACTATTGTTAAGAATAACGCCACCGGTGGCATTATTCATGTCAAATTAACCTCAGAACAAACTGCTAGTATGAAGAGCGGTCGGTATGTGTATGACATATATTCAATGAACACAGAAATAAGTAATAGCAGGATAAAATTATTAGAAGGAATTTTTGAATTAATTCCATCAGTCACAAAAATTATTGAGTGATATATGTCGATAAAAGTTAAATTAAGAAGTCAAGATAATCTTATAGTTAAATCACAGGTTGGTCCGTCATCTATAGATGAATTAAGTAATATTGATGTGTCAGATTTGCAAGACGGTGCTGTTCTTGTTTATTCTACCAATATAGGTAAATGGAAGTCAACGAAACTATTAGAAAAACAAACCGTTGATGGCGGCACATATTAAGTATTATAAATAAACGTATAACAACTCGCTCTATATAGGGCATCACATAAAGAGTTAAGGAATATTCCTATGGCATCTGCAAGTGTTTTTAAGTTTAGACGGTCTTCTGTTCCAGGCAAAGCACCTACGACAAGTGATATTGAACTAGGTGAACTTGCAATCAATACATATGATGGATATATGTATTTAAAACAATCTGATGGTACTGGCGACAAAGCCATACGGTTTGTCAGCGGCTAAGCATCACAAGACTACGGTCTTATCACAGATTAAACAGGAAACATAAAATGTCAAAGGTCGTACAAAGACGCAGAGGTACTAGCGCAGAACATACCACGTTCACTGGTGCTTTAGGTGAAATTACAATTGATACCACGAAAGATACTGTAGTCGTACATGACGGTGTTGCAGTCGGTGGTCATCCACTTGCACGCGAAGACTTGGCAAATACAAAGGTAAGTGCCCTGACTGCAATTGGTGGTTCTAGTACTGCTACCGATGACTTCTTCTTGATATATGATTCTTCTGCTGAACTAATGAAGAAAATTACTCGTGAAGAACTTAACAATGCAATGGAGATTGATGCTCTATCAAATGTAACGATTACTGGCGGGTCAATAAATGGTACAACAGTTGGCGCAAGTGTTGCATCAACTGGCGCATTTACGACGATAAACAGTTCATCGACTACAATTTTAAATGGTACTACAATACCTGCGTCGTCTACATTAGTAAAAACTGCTGATAAAATTAGTGTTCTGTCTTCTACAACTTCTGCGGAATTAGCTGGAGTGATTAGTGATGAAACTGGTACAGGTTTTTTAGTATTTGCCACAAGTCCTACATTAGTCACACCAAATATTGGTACTCCATCGGCAGGTGTAGTCACTAATTTGACTGGTACCGCATCTATTAACATTAACGGAACAGTTGGCGCAACAACAGTAAGCACAGGTGCGTTTACGACACTTTTAGCATCAGGAACCTCTACGCTGGCTGCTGTTAGTGTGGCTGCTCCGGGTGCACCCGTCACCATCAACTCCACGAACAGTAACGGCAACAAAATAATATTTCAAAGTGCTGGTGTGGCTGATGGCTATATCGGCTCAACTGGAACTGGTGCATTTCTTGCAGATAACGCAGCAGTGATTCGGGCGCAGGTGTCCACCACAGGCCTAGCAGTAACAGGTGCAATCTCAGCAACAACAACTATTAACGGCGCACTGAACGGCACTGTCGGCGCTACGACACCGGCAGCGGGTACGTTTACTACTGTGAACTCTGGGACACTAGCAGTAACAG